ACTTCTTTCCCCTTTTTTCTGCTCGGCGGAGGATTCCCTGACAAGCTGTAGCGCTCAAAAAGTACCGCCGCGGCATGTCGCCAGTTTCCAAGACATCCGACAACGAACACACGTCTGCGTCGCTGGGTCACTCCAAAGTACTGAGCGTCAAGAACTCTGTACGCCCACCCATACCCGAGTTCGCCCAACATCCCGACAAAGGCTCCAAAGTCCCTTCCTCCGTTGCTTGACAAAACGCCGGGGACGTTCTCCCATACCAACCATCTGGGCCTAAATCGGTTAGCAATCGCACCAAAGGTAAGCATGAGGTTGCCACGCGGGTCATCCAGTCCTTTTCTAAGTCCTGCAACTGAGAAGGATTGACAAGGGGTTCCTCCGACAAAAAGGTCAATTGCTCCAATATTCCACTCCTCAAATTTAGTCATATCACCAACATTGGGTACATCTGGGTAGTGATGAGCCAAAACCCTACTTGGGAATTTTTCTATCTCTGAAAATGCAACCGGATTCCATCCCAATGGATGCCATGCCACTGTTGCAGCTTCAATTCCAGAACAAACAGATAAATAATTCACCACGGCGCTGGTTCAAAAGGAATGGGCTCAGGTTTAATCTTTTTAGGCTTAACCCATTTGTTACCAACGAACGCAGCGAAGGGCCATTTGCCAGCCTTGACTGCTTTTTTGATCGTTTGGTCTATGCGCTTTTCAGCTTTTCCGAGATCCGTGTTTTCCATTGATTCCAATCCTCTCCCGGCCTTGCGGGACATCCAATTTTTTCCGCCATTTCAGCGGTCCCTTTTTCTGTTGCCCACCAATTAACTGCTTTCTCGTGGTGGGTCATGTCTAGCTCATCTTCCCATCGTGCTTGATTAAGCCATGTAGCGGGATGTGGCATAAATTCACTTGCAGTCGATTTGATCGTCCAGTACCGCTTGTGATTCTTGACTGCTTGTATTGCATCTTGCCGCTCTTGATAGCTCATCTTTAGCCAAGCCTTTTGCGCTGCTCTCTTGGCTACCTTTCGTGGGTACTGTTGCCAGAACTCCTCGAAACCTTCCAATTTATTTCTCCTGGTAGTTGCGACAGGGAAAGTCTAGATCGGAATTTAAGAGCAGTGTTTAGTTTTGTTTCTTGGGCTGATGAATGGTTGATTTCAGCAGATAAGCGTATTTGTTTAGTTTTGGGCATAGTTCCCCCAAGGGTGGTAGCACTCACCTTACCCAGCAGGGGTCGCTTCTGGATGTTCCCTGCCTAGTACAGCCTAAGCCAGCGATTCTCTCCACCTCTTGCTTGTCCCACCCATGTACAAGAGGCTTTGTCCAGTACCTCACTGACAGTCTGGATCGGCATGAAACGGGGTGTTTCGCCAGCCGGTGTTTTCTTCCGCGCATCCCATGCAGGATCTTGATAACGCTCGGAGTACGGTCAGCTACCAAAAGAAAAACCCCAGAACACTTAGGAGGGGCAAGGCCCTTTGGCGTTGGGCAATCACGCAGTCTGCTGAGTAAGACATTGTGACCACACAAGCCCCACCTAAATACTCTGGGGTTGTACTCAGCTCTGCCGGTTGCCACACCGACCCTTTTATTGTATTAGAAATCCACGATCTTGCAAGTCCATCCTGCCTTCAGTTTTCCCCATCCGTGAACGGTGATCTTCCAGCCTGCCGCCAGAATCGTAGACAGATGCTCGGATTCTTGAATTTTGGTTACCCTGGCAGCAACGTTACCCCGGCTTGTAGTCTGCACCAGTAGCGTTTCACCGGGTTTTATAGCCAGTATGTCGCCTATGCCGAATAGGTCTTGCCTGATCTTTGCGTGAGGGTTCCAGCGCTCGACGATCTGGCAGAGATAGCCTTCAGATCTGAGCTTTTCCAGTGATCTTTGTGTTGGTGATTTACCGCTCATCTGTTAGTTACCGCCTTTCGTCTGCCGGTGTGCATAAGTCTAAGATACTTGTTTTATAGTGAAATTTCTTACTTAACGGAGTTTTACATGAGGAAAATAGAATGGATAGCTTTCGTAGCGTTAGGGATGTTTTACGGGTTCCTGCTGTTCCTGTTCGTGAGGTAACTATGAACGTCTACAACTTAATCGCTAAAGTATCTGCTGACCTTTGCCAGCAAGGTATCGCTAAAGACCGCAGAAACACTCAGCAGGGATACGGGTTTCGCGGGATAGATGATGTCTACAACGCGCTTGCTCCGATCATTAGCAAGCACGGTCTTGTAATCCTGCCTCGCGTGATTAGCCGTGAGGTTAGCGAGCGCATGGGAAAAAGCGGATCTTCGCTGTTCTATGTCGTGGTTGAGGTTGAGTTTGATTTTGTCTCGTCGCATGACGGAACCAAACACACAGTTAAGACCTTTGGTGAAGCAATGGATAGCGGCGATAAAGCAACGAATAAGGCTATGTCAGCAGCTTACAAGTACGCAGCTTTTCAAGCGTTCTGCATACCAACAGAAGGCGATAACGACGCTGACGCAACTACGCACGAAGTAAAAGCGCATACGCCAGAATTTACCGATAAGCTGATGCTGATAGCCGGAGCGACAAAAGAAACGCTGAGGGAAGTCTATGAGGCGTTACACACGGAATACAAAGGCCAGCCTGAATTACAGAAAGCAATTGTGGCCGCTAAAGATCAACGCAAAACAGCATTGGGGATTAAATGATAAAGAACATAAAATTGCTTGATTATTTTGCCAGTCAAGCTCTTATTGCAACTTTCAAAAACTCAGTTGATTTGTATAACGAAGGAGGTCTTGGCGAAGATCCACAGTTGGAAAAAATTTATGAGGACGCAGCGGAAACTGCTTATTTTGTAGCGCAAGAAATGATGAAGCAAAAAGCCAAATATGACTCCGAACAAAGCCGTTGAATTTATCTACAAGCACTCCGAGCTGATTGCAAAAGCAAAAGCAGAGCGCGTTTATCTTGAGGAATTCCGCAAGGTAAAGAAAGCTCTCCTGATGCAAGACATGGAAGGATCAGTTGCGGCTCAAGAGCGTGATGCTTACGCTCATGAGGATTACCAAGAGCTTTTAAAAGAGCTTAAAAAGGCTGTGGAACAAGAAGAAGCTCTAAGATGGAAGATGATCTCAGCCCAAGCTCACATCGAGGTCTGGAGGTCTCAGGAAGCGTCTAACAGAGCGGAGATGAAACTTGTATAGAAACCAAAAACTGCTAGAAACAGTTCGTGAGTTTGAGTGTGTTTTGTGTGGTGCGGAAGATGGCACCGTCGTTGCCGCGCACAGCAACCAGCTACGCGACGGGAAAGGTAAAGGGATAAAGGCTCATGACTACAGGATTGCCGCCCTGTGTTATCGGTGTCACATGGCTATAGACCAAGGGCATCGTATGAACAAACAAGAGAAAGAAGCGATGTGGGAAGAAGCCCACCGCAAAACAATCGGTTACTTATTTGAAAGAGGAAAGTTATGGGTTCAGTAAATAAAGCAATAGTGATTGGTAACGCTGGTAAAGATCCAGAGACCAAATACACGGATGCTGGAGTTGCGGTTTGTACCCTGGTGTTAGCAACAAAACATTCTTGGAAGCAACAAGACGGTACACGCCAGGAAAAGACAGAATGGCATCGCATTGTCTTTTGGGGAAAGCTGGCCGAGATCGTCGATAAATATGTAAAGAAAGGGTCTCAAGTCTACGTCGAGGGAAGGATCGAAACTCGAAAGTGGACAGACAAAAACGGCAACGATAAGTACACTACCGAGATCGTTGCCGATCAGATGCAGATGTTGAGCGGCAGACCCAAAGCCGAGGTCGACAACGATGATGAGGTACCGTTTTGATGGAGCAGGGAACCGAGGAATGGAAACTTGCTCGGCTCGGGAAGGTGACAGCTTCCCGTGTCTCCGCCGCTAGAGCAAAGAAAGGTACGGCAACTCGAGCCGACTACATAGCCGACATCATTACAGAGCGTCTTACAGGCTCTCCAATCGAGTCTTTCACCAACGCTTATATGGAGTGGGGAACGGCCAACGAACCGCTTGCAAGAGCCGCATATGAGATCAAAACGGGCATTTGGGTCGAGCAGATTGCCATTGTCAATCACCCGACGATTCCAAACTTTGCAGCTTCGCCTGATGGTTTGGTCTGGACGGATGGATTACTAGAAATCAAATGCCCAAAAACATCCACGCATTTAGGCTGGATGATGAAAGGCGAACCACCTTCTGAACACAAAAACCAGATGCTTGCTCAGCTTGCCTGTACCGGTAGAGAGTGGGTTGACTTTGTATCGTTTGATCCACGGTTGCCCGAGCATCTCCAGTTGTTTGTTGTTCGTTTTCAACCAGAGCGCAAAGACATCGAAGACCTAGAGAAAGACGTAATGACTTTTTTAGCAGAAGTTGACACAATGCAAAGGAAATTAGGATGAGCTGGAGAGAGCTGATTGCAGAGCAAAGAACCCCCAGAACCTTTAAGCCTGTCGAAGAAATCTGGCGACAGTACGGCTGGAAGCCGCCCTCCACAGAGTGCGAAGATACCATCGAAAAACATAAAGCATTTCGAGCGTGGAGTCTCGGAGAACTGGATCTTGACCATCAAGGAAGTCAAGAGCAGTGATCGACAGGAAATTGCGGCAGCTTATGAGAAAGTTATGCCGCTGGTCGTCGAGGATTGGGCTCACTGGCTTTTGTCGAAGCCTAAGACTCGGCGGCTTTCGCTCATTGAGCAGATAGCTAAACACCACGGAGAGAGCGTCGGCCAGATGGTGAAAGACGCTCTTATTCGGTTAAATAAAGCATAGACTCATCGCGCCTACGCTTTACTAATCCTGGTAACTCTTTGCCAGCCGCCTTTGTCCACATCATGAAGGCTTGCGCGGCTCCAGCATAGTCACCACGGTTATGCCGCATTCGGATCGTCGATCTTTGAAGGTTTCCTAATCCAACATTGAACCCAAAGCTGGTGAGTGCATCAAGGCGATTAGGAGTAAGAGCAAAAGGACATAATCGGCGTACGCCAGCCTCAAATGCTTGTAGATCCGCCGCAAGTATCTCATCGACCTCTGCCATTGTGAGCGTCCTATCCCATCCGTTTGGGATCGGTAAAGAGAGTCTCTCTTCAAACTTCACCCTTATGTGTGATGGGTCGATTACGTGGCCTACGCCGATTGTCCACAGTCTCGCAGGGCAACGGTAAGGTTTAAGCCTTACGCCCTCGTGATGCTTGAGCATCTCAAGAGATTTACTTTGCAAATGCGCGGCTTCCGAAATGAAATGAAATAATTGCAGCCCAGATCTGCTGCGTCTCATCATCCCAAAGCTGATTCAGCATTTCGTCAAACGGTACATTCATTGTCCACGCATACCAAAAACCCGCAACATCAACAAAGACCAGTAGCCCAAACATGCCATAAGTAATCACGGGCCTAACTAAAGCTCGTAGATTCTTTACCCACTGAGATACACCCTCACCAATGGCTATATCGTGCGCGTAGAGCGCTTTCATCTCGTCTGCTTGCGCTTGTATTTGCACTTGCTCTGTTCGTATCTCCTCGACCCGCTGTTGAGCTGCAAAGCCTTCTTTTGCAAGCTCAAGCTCGCGCTCTATCTGCATTTGTGCAAGCTGTAGCTCGTGAGCCTTATCTTTTGAGTCTTGCCAGATGTCGAGCAACCTGGGAACGCCACCGGCCAGGAAGGAAAGCAAGGATGAAAGCAAAGTCATCATGATGTTGTAATTTGATCCGAACCTTTTTTGACTGTGACTTTGGAACCTTGAACGTCTACTTGCATAGGCTCGATTCGATCCAATTTATCAAGACGGTGAATCAAGTCTTTAATAACTTCAAACTCAGGTTTTTCCTGCTTAGCCGCCGTTCCCGCTATCCCATTCAGCATTTGAATAAGAGCAGTAAGTGAAGCGCCCAAAAGACCCATAACAGCAGCAATTTTTTCGCCTTCAAGGAAAAGTGAAGCGCCAACACCTACTAACACGATGAGGAAGATGTAAAGCAGACCATCTTCGCCAATCGCTTTGCCAGCGACTTCTTTAGCCGAATCCTGCGCTTTAAGCTCTTCAAGTTTAATTCTTGCCTGAGCTTTTAATAACGCGATTTCGTGGGCTTTGTCATCCATCACTTGTCTTGCTTATGATCTAGCTTGTCAAAGATCTTAGCAAGCATGTTTTTTATGTCGCTAATGTCTTTTTCGTAATCCGGTTTTAGAACATAGGCGTGGGGTAAGCCTTTTTCTAAGTCCCTAAGATCGCGCTGCAACTCTTGTTGAGCTTCCCAAACCACACGGAAGAACCAACCGAATGCAGCCGAGAGAACACCGAAAGCGATATTAAGCAGCGTTTGCGAGTCCATAATATTCAAGATTCCTAGCGAGTCGTTCATCACCCGGCGATAGATCCACCGCCGATTGCCCGTATCGTATCGCTTCGTCTTTTAGCCCCAGGTGATGGGCTGCGATTGCTGCTAAGTCATAAGGCTTAGATCCCCACACTTCGGGATCACAGGTGTAAACCAGTTCCTTATCTTTGATCTCTAGCGCCATTGTAGCCGCGTGTAAACATTCGCGCCACATTGACTTCATGTAAAAGGACATCGCCGCATCTACCCAGGGCTCTCTAGTTCCTGGCGCTTCGGCAATCGCCATTCTGTACCATTTCAGCGCCTCCCATCCGTTTTGTTTGTGGTCATAGGCTTTGCCAAGTAACCGCATCGCATAGCAACGCTCATTCGGCCATGTCGCTTCTGGCATGTCAAGATAAGTATTCAAAGCCTGTATTGCTTCATCCCAAAGACCGTAAAACGTAAGCTCTCGCGCAAAGTAAAAAGCGTTTCTCGGGCATCGCGGATCTTCTTTAACAGCCATTCTCAAAAGGTCTAAATATTGCCCACGGCTTTTAGTTGGGTCTGGATGATGCGAAACTAAAAGCTCATCAGTATGCGCGTAAATTTCTTTTGTTCGCTGATCTGGTCTTGGGTATTCATGTACTGGATGATGCCAGTGATAACCAACTCGGTGATGTATCTTTTCAT